ATATTGTTAGACAAGCTCTTGATGAATATTTCACAAAATTTCCTTTGAAGTCAGATTCAATATATTCAATAAATCAAGAAGTAGTAATTGATTTTCCAGATTCAAATACTTTTGGCGTAATAGATGTTCGTATCGTAGGTAAAGGATACACATCAATTACATCAGGATCTTTTTGGGATTTAGTTGCTTATCAATCTATAGGTGGTATTAACTTAAGCAGATCAGGTATGTATGGCTCAAAAATGCGTGGATATAATCCAAACTCATTACGACAAATGCGATTTATGAATCAAATGGTAAATGATACACTGGTTAATCAAGGAACTTATAAATATAGAATAGACCTTGAAAATAGAAAACTTTATGCATTTAGCTCGATGAATGCTACGCTTAACGTAACATGGGCAAAACGAAGTCTTGATTTTTCAAATGTAAAATTTCAACACAAATGGGATGTTATAAAACTTGCGCAAGGTTATTTAATGCAACACGTCGCTGATACTGTTGGAATGATTAATGACTCTGCACAAGAAGTTACTATAAATGTAGACATGTTAAAAGAAGAAGCGAAAGAACAAATACAATCTATAAAAGAAAAATGGATGGAGTATTCTGATGTTGTTATTTTAAGGCAATAACTATGATGTCAATAACTATAGAAGATTTTGAAGATTTTGATGATTTAACAGGTTCTTATAAAAAAAATATGTATATTTCAGATATAACATTTTTGCAAAATGTTACGACAAAACTTCTTGAATATACAGAAAATAATGAAACATTGAAAAATGCGTACGGAGGCGAAATGAATTTTTTTACAGATGATAAAGAATTTAAAGATAGTGGGTGGAAATACTGGGCTGGACTTGTAATAAATAATATTACAAATTTAGACAAAGAACTTAAATCATTGAAAGAACATATTGATGAGAGTACTAGTAGTTTACATTCTGAATTAAAATCAGATAGATGCGATATAAATGAAATTAAAATAGCTATACAAGAATTTAAAAGAATAGGAGACAAAATAACTGATTTGAAAGAAGATATTGGTGAAATAAAACATTGTTATAATCTTATAAATAAGGATATTTCCACAATGAATAAAGACATAACCAAATTAAAAATAAAATCAGGAGCGTGGGGAGCTGTTTCAGGAGCTATTTCCGCTGGTCTTGCTGGTTTAATTTACCTTTTAATTGGAAAATAGTAATTTTTACACAAAAGTTTACTAATAAATGTTATGAAAGAAACTTGTAAATATTGTGGTATAGAAGAAAATCTTATACAAAGATTTCAATTTGATGGAGATTATTGGCACGGATATACAAAATCAGAAGAAGAATTATTAAAAACAGAATGTGGTCGCGCTATTCTTAAAATAAAACAAAAAGATATTGAACAAAATAAAACAATAAAAAATCTTATTCGAATTAGAGAAAAAGATTTTGATGAAAATACACAAGTAATAGATTCATTAATTAAAAAGAAAACTATTACTAATATTATAAATACTTTATATTAAGAGGATTATTATGAGTTATCGTGTAAATGTGATCGAGAGAGATTTTAGCGGGTTTGCTCTTCCTCTTGTTTCAGAAGTTGGTGGAATGGTTATAGTTTCGCCAAAAGGTAGAGTAGACAAACCAATTTTATGCCAATCTGAAAAAGACGTTATTACTCATTTTGGTACACCAAGCGCATCATACCCAGCTTTATTTGAGGCTGTTGCTTTTTGTAGAGAAGCGGCTTGTTATATCGTTTCATCAGTTGGAGAAAATGCATTATATGGTGGTGTTGCTATTTCAGAAAATACTTTATCTGGTGTTACTGAAGGAATAGCAGACCCAGACAATTACACATTTACTGATAATTCTTATTCTCATATACTTTGCACAACTGGACCGTGGGATTCAAATCTTTACGTTTCGGTCGTTTCAAAAGGTGGCAAAAAATTTAAAGCAACTTTGTATGAATTAAATGGTACTATTTATTCAGAACTTCGTACATACGACTATTCTTTAATTAGAGAAAAAGATAATTTTGGAACTTCACTTTATTATGGTGATGTTTTTAATGAAGATACATATATAAAATTTATTTATAATCCTAATACTGAAGCATCTGACTATACATCACTCTCTGGAACTGCTAAATATAAATTAGAAGGTGGTTCTCGCGGTGACACACCCGCATCTTCAGATATATCAGAGTCTTGGAAGTTTTTCCAATCAGCAAACAAATACCCTGTAAATATTTTTATGGATGTTTTTGGAAATTATGCAGAAGATTTAAATACATTAATTCAAACGTATCAGCCTTATGCTCAAGGTATATCAGTCATCCCAAAAAATAAAACAGTAGCACAAATGGTTTCTTATAGGAATGAGTTAGCGTTGGATACAGATGATATATGTTTATATGCCAATTGGACAAAAATTGTTGACCCATATAATAATAGTTTTGCTTGGATATCAAATGTAGGTTCTATAGGAAGAGCGTATGCGAGAATGGCTGATGTATATGATGGTCTTTCTCCTGCAGGTATCAATGAGAATAATCATGGCGGTCAACTTTCTGACTGGAAACCTGTTGAAGTTGAGCTTGACTTTTCTGATTATGATCTTCAAACTCTTGATGAAGCACAAATAAACCCAGTAATACTTGATGAAATTTATGGTTTGATGATTTATGGTGATAAAACATTACAAAGGTCTTTATCGGATACATCATTTGTTGGTACTAGACGACTATACAAATTAATACAAAAGAATATTATTAGACAAATTTTGCGACGACAAGAATTTAAAAATAATGATGCATATCATAGATATAAAGCTAAAGCCATGGCTGAAGATATGCTGAGTCCAATTGTTGCATTACAACTATTGAGAGAAGTTGCAGTAGTTTGTGATGAAACAAATAATGACAATATTGCTCTTGAACAGAGAAAGTTTATACTATCAATTTATGTAAAAGTTACACCAAATTCACAATTTGTTATACTAAATTTTACAAGACTTTCACAGACTCAAACAATAGCAGAATTTTTAACTCAATAGAATTATTTTAAAGGAGAGATATAGAATATGAGTATTGATAGAATTTTACATCTTGGAGATGATGCTCATCTTAATCAGTTTCAAGTTATTTTTCCAGCTGGCATCCCTACGGGTGGTGATGCTGAAACTATTTCACTGCGCACTCAAGGAAGTTTTACAATGCCTCAGGAAGTTATATATAAATATGAAATTGATTTTAGAGGAGCAAAAATCCCTAAAACAGGAAGAAAAGAAGACACTGATAAAACTTTTACTATCACAGTACGAGTTGACCAACAATGGAAAGTGTATGATGATTTAAGACGTTGGCACAGAGCATGTTATGATCCTTCAACAAACGTTGCTCTACCAGAAGTTAATACAAGAGTTCCTGTTGTCATTCAGTGGCTTGATGGAGATAACAAAGCTGTTAAAACATTTACTTTTATGTTTTCTAAATTAACTGAATTTAAAGTTTCAGATGCAGACCAATCAACAGGAGATCCTGTAACACTTGAATTAACATTTATCTATGGAAGATTAGAAGTAAGTTAAAAAAATAAAAAAGTGTAAAATACAATCTTATTTAAAAAGCTCTTTCAAAAAAAGAGCTTTTTTCTTATTTTTACTAATAAATAAAGATTGATAAAAATAATATTATGAATTCAACTATAACAAATACGATTAAAAAGATAGCTGATAATTCAGTAGGTTTAATAAATCAAACTGAACAATCACTAATTCAGAATCTTGACCCAGGTAATACTAATTTATTTCAATTTATTTTGTATCCAAAAACGCTTGATGATATGTCATTAGCTAAAACAGCAGGTGGGTCTACTTTGATGGGCGCTGTAAATCTTGCTCAAGACACATTAATTGCACAAGTATATATTAGGCAAATCGATGTACAATTTATGTCACTTGAATATGAACGAATTAATGAAATACAATCACCAAAAAAAATAACTTTTCCTGACGCAATTTCGATGCAAATTTTAGAAGATGAGCATGGATTTGTTGGCAACTATTTGTATAAATGGATGAATTCTATTGTATATCCAATTTATGAAAAAGACCCTCAGACTTCTTTTAGTAGAACAAATTATATATGGGCTAATAACCAAGAAGCAGCTAAAAAAAATGCAACATTAATACCACAAACAGGACTTGGATTGCCTTCTTTGCGACTTATTCGATTTTATGGTCTTAAATTACAAAATATAGAATCAGTTTCATATTCTCATGGTAGTGGTGATCCACTAATATATACTGTAACATGCGCAGTTGATAGCGTATGGTTTAAACCTTTATTTTAAAAAATAGGAGAATGTAATGATAAATAAAAGTAATGATGATGATTCAATTCTTATTAATCCACAAGAAATTCAAAAAAGGAGAAGAAGTGTTATTGTCGACACAGTTGAAGATGATGTCGAAATAGCTAAAAAACTTGAACGAAGTGGTGATAAATATTCAAATGTTGGTGGCAAAGCTATAATTGAACTTGAAACAATGGGTAGATTTGATATGCCTGAAGTATTACGATTTTCGGATTTTACAACGCAGGATATAAATGATTTATCATTGTCTCGTCAAGAAGATTTATTGAAAGTTTTAATTACTATATTAAATAGATGCAAAGATAATCCTGAAGTAGATATTCAAGATATGCTTTTAGAAGAAATGCTTGAAGTTTTAATTGGCATTAAAATGGAATTTAATTCTGTAATACATGAACATCCGTGGATATGTAATTGTCAACAAGGAATTGAAACAAACGAACAAATAGTAAATAAAACTGAAATTGATTTAAGAACAATACAATTTTCTTCTATTGAAGATGCAGATAAAGACATGCAAAAATATTTTTCTAGTGTATTTGAACAACTTTCTGAAGAGCAATTTAAAATGTATTTAAATACACGCTATAAAAATGAGCCTCATGCTGACATTTCAAAAATAACGAAAGAAGACGAAATAAAAACTTTAAAAGTAATAGAACCTATAGGATTTGGAGATGATGAAGGTAATATTTATTCTTTTAGATTTCAAAGAGTAAAAGATTTACTTGATGCACAAAAAATGGTTCAATTTAAATATGCTGGTAAAATAAAAAGTATACGAAATAAAAAACCAACGCAAAATGATAATTTACTTGATTTCAAAACAAATAAAGATAAAGAGCTAGAAGAAATTCAATTCCAGCAAGCAAAAGATTTAGTACTATATGCAAAAGCTTTTTCTCTAGTAAAATATAATTACAAAGACTTAACAAAAGATGAAGCTGTAAACCTTTATAAAAAACTTCCAAGATCACTACTGTTTCGAGTAAATAATTTTTTTGATGAAATAAAATTTGGAGTAAATGATACAAGAGAAATGACTTGTCCCCTATGTGGTGAGACAAGTAGGAGGTCACTTCGACAAGAGTTTAATCCTTTTGAATTCTTACCACTGGACGTTGATACCGTTGATAGAGAGAAAAAGCCTACAGGATTTAATATTTTTATTGGAGTTTAAATTATTCCAACAAAGAAGCGAAATTATGAATGCACCATTTTGGGAAGTAAAGATGAGAGCAAATCAATTAAAACAATACTATGAAGAAAAAAATAGGAGATTCGCAGAAATGTCTAAACATACAAGAACACCAAAACCAATAAATTCTTTCAGAATACCAAGAGGTTATAAATAATTATGGCATTACCAGTAATTCCAGCTACTATGCAATTTAAAGATACTAATGAGATTTTAAGTGAAAACTTTAAAAGCTTATTAAACCAATGGAAAGGTATCGAAAAATTATTAACAAAAGGAGAAAAGGCTCAAATTGAAAAATTAGAAAAATTAAGATCATTAACAGAAAAATGGAAAAAAAATGAAGAGTTAATTCAAAAAAG